TACGCGATACCGTACGGGTCACACCATCCTTCGACAGCACTGGCGCACGCTTCATCCCGATCACTTCAGCATCCTGGCGCAACATCTCGCACTGCGTCTTGGTTAGGACGTAGCGATCAACTGAAGCGGTTAAAACCTTCTGCTTAAACTCGCTCATTTGAGTTCCTCGCATAGCTCCAGCAACGTCTTGTTTAGTGCGTACTCAAAGCAGGCCATCTTATCTTTAGCTAAGTGCTGACGGCCAGCCTTTGCCAACGCCTCGTAAAGATCATCGTCAATATCAAGCATTACCCTTACGGCTTTTTGCTCCAATGTTTTTACCAGAGTTATCTTTCTGTCTTTCTTTTTCATCTGTCTAGTTCCTTTCGTATGATTTCGATTAACTTGAAGATCAAGTAACCAGCGCAATAGATTGCCGACAAAGTCAGCGAACTGTAAAGCACAAACCAACCGATTACCCAAACAACTCCAGCCAGATCAAGTAGGCAAAACATAGTCGTTTTCCTTTAGCTTCCGCAACAGCGTTCTATTATCGATCTGTACCCCGCTGGCTCTGCACCACCAGGAGACAACGCCAGTCTTAAAATCACGCAATAGCTTTTGCACTTCGTGCGAGTTCTTGTACTCCAAGGCATCGTTGAGTGGCACGCCTTGGTGATCTTTAATGATCTTCATACCCTTAACCATCCCGCGCTTGCGTAGCATCCGCAGGTCGCGGATAGCTTGGAGCGCAACCTCCCCAGCCAACTGTTGCAACCTATCATCGTAGTCACCACGACATAGTTGGGTTGACCTCACCGACCCAGCCCCACCAGCTTCGCTTCGTCTTCTTTAATCTGGTTAGATAATCTAGTTAGATCGTTCGACTGCCCAGCGTAATGAATAATCATCGCATCCTTGTAGCGGTCCAATCCAAAATGCGACTCAACGCTGGTCATGCAATTGAATGACGGGTCAAGCTCGGTTAGTGGGATGTTCCACAAGTGCGCCATCACGTTTAGCCAGGTCTGCTCGGCAAAGTGGTTTGGATGCAGGCCAATGGGTGGCATAGACAGAACACCAACCGCCTTGGTATGGACTACAAACACGCCAGTGTTGACATAGAACTTAGGCTCGATCACTCCGCCGAAAGCTCCAGCCAGCTTCACCATATCTGGCTTGCGGTCCAAGTAAGCTCCCTCGTCAAAGGCACAGAACACTCCAGCGTCATCGGATAGTTTTGGGCAATCGTTTGCAATTAGAACGTCAGCGTCAACGAATGTGACCTGCTCATAGCCCTTGGTTGCCATGATGTTTCCAATTGCTGACTTGGAGTATTGGGCTGGATGCGTGAGAGGCTTGTCGATTAGAATGAAGTCAGTGCTGTGGCGTTTGCAGTACGCCTCCATCCTAGGCCTAGTCAGATCAATAATCTTCTGCCAGTCCTCACCAAACGATTGAGTTACTAATGCTTGTTTCATTTTTTTAATTGATATGCCAATGATTTTTGAATTACATATTCAATCACGGCTTCCTTATCTTTTTTTAACAACTCTAATCCAATCTTAAACAAGGTTGCCTCGGTCTCTTTATCGTAAGACACATCGACAATAACTGCCTTTGGGGCTGGTCTTGCTTTGCCAAATTTTATCATTCCTATTTTCATTTTACGTTCTTCCATATTTTGCTATGCTCATCCAGCGCGGATGACCAGATCATCATCTTGTTATAGATACTGTAGGCATAGCCAAACCTCATCAGCGTGAGGCTAATCAGATCACCGATCTGATAACAGATCCAAGACAAGGCCAGCTTCATTCCCTAGGATACCTATTGTTGCCATCGTGATCGCAGAACTTCTGGAACGATTTCTCTGTTTCAGATTCATCGCTGTTTGTTGATTTATCTCCATAGTTTGAGTAAAGCCAAGGGCGAGGCTTGCTGAAAAACTCATCCCAATCTTTGTCTATTTCTTCTTGGTTCATAGTCTTGGTACTTCCTTTTTGATTTGTGCTAACACGAAGAGCGACCTTACCAACGCACGCTCCAAGTGGTCAATACTTGTTTCACCGTTATTATCTGGACAAGGCGATGACTTGTGCAGTTGCATTTGCGCTGTGGCTAGGTGGCGAATCGCCCTGGCAATATGGTAATCGTGAGTCGGCCTATCCTTGACCAACCAATCGCCGTAGGCAGACTTATCCGATCCTTTACCCATCACGCGCCAGACTATCTCTTGTGCAGCGTTGCCCATCTCTTGAATTGTAGGTGCATTCATTTTGCTAAACTCCTATAGAATTGGTCCAGCAATCCTTCTAGCCATAAGACATCTGCTGGGTCGATCATAACTTCATCCCAGGAGGCGTGTAACCTTTGACCCAAGCCCATACTTTCTGCATAGCGCAGAAGGCAATGCCAGCTTGGTAGAGTTCATCTTCGTCCCACTGATGATGCTCTATGTATTCTGGATCGTTGGATGCCAGAACAACTGAGACGCAGGCTGCCTTTGGATTCTCGCTAGCGTTCCTATATGCCCAAAGCTGTTGCGCATCGGTTGGATAGAATGGAGGCGTGTTGTACTTCTTGTTGACCTTGCGGTTTTTTAGGTCGATGACCGCATCTCCAATTCCCTTTAGTCGGACGTAGGCATCACATCTGCCAGCGTAACCAGGACCGACCAAGGCCCTTTCGCACCAGTGCGTTTTCTCGACATTTTCACTTGCCCATTTTCTAAAGGTTTCGATGTAAGGTTTAAGAACTTCATCTGTGGAGCAACTACGTCCCAAAAGGATATTTTCCATTTCGGTATGGACCGCCGTTCCGTGTTCTGCGGCTTTCTTGGTTTGTGCCTTGCTGTCCTCAACGACCCTTCTTGCGTATTCTTCGAGTGTTTCATTTTCCTCCTTTGGCAGAGTAAGCGCAGACTCTACGGCTGTGGAAATTTTCCACGCAGTAAGTTGAGGCTTCTCCAAAATTGACTGCACGCTGGTAACGCTAGGGAGCAATCCCATCTTGCGTGCGTCAGCAACAGTTGTGTTTCTTTCCTTGCCATTCTTCCCAATGACAACGTGAGCCGACTCACCATTTTCTGAGTACCAATGACCTCCAGACTCGGCTTGAACAAGTCTGGATGTCGATGGCTCTTTCGCTGTGATTGTAAGAGCCATACAATTTAGAATGGCACTTGGTTGCCGTCTGCGTCCACCTCGACCTTAGTGGCCGTGGACTTGCCAGCAGCGGTGGCAAACTCCTTGGATGCGCGGATCTTCTCCTGCAACCAATCGGGCATATCATTGAACTGACCAGCCTCACCCTGCTCGATCTCGTAGTACAACTGATCGTTGGTTGTGGTAGCTGGTGCTTTCATTCCCTTGGGTAGTTTCGATGCACCTGCAATGGCGCAGTATTGCCGACCCTGCTGGCTGGTCTTGTGGATCAGCGTCAGCATAGCTGGCTTGCCCAGTAGGTTCTTCAAGCTAAATGCTTGGAGTTCCTTGGAGGTAAAGGTCTGACCGCGCCATTGTTCGAGAAGCTTGCGAAGGCTAGCTTTCTCGCCAAGGCTACGGGTCTGCTCGATGGAAACGACCATAGGCTTCTGGACTGTGGTGCGTTTGCCATTCTCTTCTACCTCGTACTCATCGGTTTGATCGGGCAACTCAAAGGTTAAGCGAACTTTAGGTGTCCACTTCTCCTGGTTGTCCCAATTGGTTTTCTGGTGGCCTAGGTCGACTAGGCTGTAAAGAACGCCTACGGTTGCGCCAGCTTCGGGCAACTTGCGTTCTTGTTTTGCTGATTCACTTAATGTTAGTGCCATTGTAGTATCTCCTTTATTTATTTGGGTTTAGTTTTGGTTGTATGTATGGGGTAAGTTCTTCTTGATTGTGTACCCAAAATCCAGCACCAACTGTGGTTGACATAGGATTGCTGGGTACATATTCGATCTTCACATTGGAAGGCGCGATCTGTCGAGCTAATTCGCACACGCTGTCGGCGGTCATTATGACTAGCCACTCTTTGCGTCCATTACGGCGGAAAAATACTGCTGGGATCTTGCCCTTCGGACAATCCCGCTTGGATTGCTCCATCCACTCTTCGGGTTTTAATGCTTGGCAACGCTTGCCTTCGATATGAAATGGGAAGTTCTCGCAGACTACATCACCGCTACCGCCTTCGGGATTGCCTGCGAACTGTTGGCTACGGCGAGCCTTCTGCCAGCCCTGCTCCCGCAGGTAGTTTGCTAACTCTCTCTCACCAGCTGCGCCTTTGGCCCGACTATTGATTTTGCCCATCCATCGGGTTTAGCT